GCTCGGAGATGCTGCGTTAAGCCTCTCTAAGGACAGGAGAATCCTCTTAGACTTCGTTTACACATGTGCGTCTGGCAAACGCTCAGACGGCGATTACAGCCATTCTAGAGAGTATTTGCAGCAAAAGGCAGAAGAAATCCTAGAAGAACTAAGACAGGCATGAACAAACAAGAAAAATTCATCTTAGCCGAAACATGTGCTAACAAAATCTCAGTTCTAGCAGAGAAACAAGACAAATTGTTTGAAAAGCTTAAATTAGACTTGGGCGTAGATGCCAGCGATGAGTATTTTGTTGATGCATTGTTTGATTATTGTTTCAATAATGGTGAGTATTCCGCGAAACTTTTAAATAAGCATCTAAATAAGTGAACCAATACGTGTATATAATTATGAAAGGAGGCCTTCTAAGTTAGAAGGTTAATAAGAATGAGTATATTTTTAGTGGTAATATTGTTGGTTTTATTAATGAGTTTCTTTATATTCTTTTATTTAGAGGACTTCTACAAAAACCCTATCACCAAACCGCTATCCCAAAGCTTTGTTGAAGCAGTGGTACAGACCATAATGATGTTTTTTGTTTTGGCGGGTTTTTATATTATATTCAGAGTTTAGTTCTTGACTTTATTGTTTATCTTTGATATTATCATTATCATGATCAATAAGAAGACAGTAGTTTTGGGTAACGGTTTTTTAGGGAATGGATTTTCGAAAAATGTTACAATGTTGCAATGTTTTTTGATTAGCTAATATACTTTATTAGAACAAATATTTTTAAAAAATGAATAACCGTGAAAAAAGCAAAAAACAAAAAAATAAAGTTTATGTTCTCGGCTTTGAATTTGTTTAAACACAAAACGCGAAAAGCTTCTAAAAAGTTCGAAACAATTTGTATTGTTGGGTTACCTAAGTGCGGAACCACATATTTGTTGGATTTTTTTATAAATGGAAATTTTACCAATATAGTTCATAAAAGAAAAGAAGCTACGAACTTAATGAATGGCAACAGATTTATCAAGTTTAAACATTGCATTGCCAAAAACCCAAGAATAATCTGGGATATAGAATATTGGTCTAAACAATTGAAATATTTTGACGATACTTCTGAAAAATGCCTTTTTATAGTTTGTGTAAGACCATACAACGATGCTATCTATAGTTTGTATAAATACTTTCAAAAAGGAGGGTCTATATCCAACAACATGAAATATAATATATTTTTAGATAGTCATAAGAAAACTTATTTAGATATAGAGAAAAACATAATAACATTAAAAAATACAGTAAAAGAGCTTGTTGTTTTGCGTTTCAATGAAAGCATAATAAATGAAAACACATATAAGATAATAGAAGATTTAAACATTGACTTTAAAACCTTAAAGGAGAAAAAATGGGGAAAACACACTCCAAAAAAAATGCCAGAAGGTGTATTTATAGATGAAGAATTATCTTTGGCCTATCAATCACTGTTAAACAACCCCTTGGTTAATTCAATAACCTATAAAAATAAAAAGTACTTATACGAGGTCGGCGTTTTGTATAGATTTTGTAAGATTTGGAGGTCATTGAATTGTTAATTTGATTTATACAAATATTATTAGTATAATAAGCTTGAAACTTCTGAGAAAATTAATTTAAAAAACAATGAGGCTTAAGGTAATATCTGCTTATAATGAAAAATTTAGAGAAATCTCTGATCTTTCGTTTCCAACAATAGAATCTTTTTGTGCTAAAAACAACTTCGATTGCGAAAGAGTTTTTATTGAAGATTTTGATAAACCCCCATCTTGGTTTAAAATTCAACTATTCATTAAAGAAATTCATACCAATAAGTATGATTATTTATTATGGATAGATGCCGATGCAATTATTTTAAATGAAGATTTTGATATAAAATCAATAATTAACAAAGAAAAAACATGGCATGTATCTCGCGATTCAAATAATATAAACTGCGGAGTAATGCTTTGGAAGTCTTCTGCTTTTAGTTCTGTTATTTTAAATAAAATATGGTCAATGAATCAAAAATATCTAAACCATATATGGTGGGAACAAGCCGCCATGATAGAGCTTCTTGAGGAAAATTTTAAAAACATCAACGAACACACAGAGTTCTTAGAGCAATCAATTTTTAATGCTTATGAAATTGATTATTATGGATTCACCGATAGGTCTGGTCAAATAAACAAAAACTCTTTTATTTGTCATTTCCCATCTCTAGCGATGGGAACAAGAATAAAATTAATTAAAAAATATCGCAATGTTATATAAAAACAACGAAACAGTAAAGGTGGATCTGGCTCATGCGGAACTTGTTAAATCGCTCATTATGTGTCACAAGCCCAAAAACATACTTGAGTTTGGTTATGGGGGAGGTAGAGTGACAGACAAAATTTTAGAGGCTATTTCTTACAACCAAAATTCACCTTCATATTCTGTTGTTGACAACTGGCTTGATGTAGGAGGCATAATTCCAGATGGTCTTTTAGAGGAATATAAAGGCAGGGCTAGAATTATTACATCTAACGAAGAAGACTTTGTCAAAAACTGCGATATAAAATTTGATTTTATTTTTAGTGACGCAGATCATTATAGAACAGACCGTTGGTTTCTTGATGTTTATTTTAATATGCTTAACGATGGTGGCATTTTAATATATCATGATATAAATTTATTTGGTGGAGCATTTCCTAATTTATTAAACATATATAAAGAAACATTAGAAAACAAATTTAAACATTATCTTTTTAACAAAAACTCTTTAAGTTCAGAGAGGTGCGAAAGGGGTTTATTGGTTATATTTAAAAATTAATATTATGAAAAAAGTAATTATAACAGGGGTGACAGGGCAGGATGGTAGTCACATGGCGGACTATTTGTTGAAGAATACTGAAATTGATATAATAGCTGGTGTGCGTAGGCTTTCGGTAAAAAACCATGAAAACATAAAACACCTGTCTGATAACCCAAGGTTTAAGTTAATCGATCTTGATATCACAGACCAGTCAAATGTAGATCGTGTTATCTCAGAAGAAAAACCAGACTACTTTATTAACTTTGCCGCCAATTCATTCGTAGGAGTTAGTTGGGACATGCCAGAGAACCACATGAATACAAATTGCATGGCGGTTCTTTATCAACTTGAAGCAATACGCAAGCACTGTCCAGATTGCCATTATTACAACGCTGGTTCGTCCGAAGAGTTTGGCGACGTAGTTACTGCCCCACAGGACGAGACGCATCCACTGCGCCCCAGAAGCCCTTACGGAGCATCTAAGGCCGCAGCGAGACACTTAGTAAAAGTATGGCGTGAAAGTTACAATTTATACGCCATTCAGGGATGGTTGTTTAATCACGAAGGAACAAGGAGGGGCGAAGAATTCCTTACCCGCAAGGTAACTAAAGGTGTTGCTAGAATTGTTAAAGAAATTAGAGATGGGAAAACACCAGTTCCGCTTGAGCTTGGTAATTTAGAGGCTAAAAGAGACTGGTCGGACGCTGAAGATTTTGTCCACGGTATTTGGTTAATGCTTAACCAAGAAAAACCAAAAGAATATGTATTAGCTTCTGGGGAGACTCATACTATTCGGGAATTCGTTGAGTCTGCATTTGGCTTCGCTGGATTTAATCCAGATGAATGCTATTGGGAAGGTGAGGGATCACATTCTAAATATTATCATTGCGACCAAATGCTAGTTAAAATAAACCCAAAATACTACAGACCTGCTGAAGTTAATTTACTTCTTGGCGACCCAAGTCTTGCTGAAGAAGAAATGGGTTGGGTAAGAAAAACAGATTTCTATGGTCTAGTAAAGAAAATGGTTTCCAATGATTTAAGCCCTTCCAATTAAAGACCAACCTTTAGATTGTTTTGCTTTAGACCTAACAAGCCTATCCAGAACCCATGTTTTTAGCTTATGGTCTTTACAGACTTTATATGTTGTCCCGACAACAAGCTCTCCGCATGGATTTAAAAACTCATAAACCCAAGCCCTTTTTATATCTTCTTGATTAGAAGTCGCTCTTATGAAATCCTGAGAAAAGTCTGAAATTTTTGAAGTTAAATTTAATAATGCAGATTTATTTAATTTTTCCTTTTTACAAAACTCTGTTAAATTATCTATTTCGACAACCTTTTTAGTGGAAGCTTTTATTAAAAATACTTTTTTTGATTTGGTATTTGATATCTTTAATTTTGTAGACTCATTTTGTAAGTCGTGCTGTTGTCCTCCACACAATCTTATATTGTAGCCATTCGGTATATATGAATTAAAAAAATTAGCATAATAACCCTCCATGTCATTTAAAGCCTCTTGATTTTTAATTCCACTTTCTAAAATTTCAAATTTAAAACTATCTATTCCATACTTTATTACAGAATGTTTTAAATAAGGGTTGTTTGATGATCTCCACCATTTAGGTCTATATCTCTTTTTCAATCCCACCTTAGTTTGCCCTATATATTTTTTCCCATTCAATATATTAGTGATTCTATATATTTGTCCGTTCATGTCATTAATTACACTAATTAGTAAAAAATATGAAAAAACTATTGACAACGATATTAAGCTATGATATTGTTATCACATGCCTAGAGGTCAAAAGAAATGCAAATCATGCGGAGAGTTTGTTGGGTCGAGAGTCTCAACCTGTTCTTGCGGTCATGTATTCCCAAAGGCAAAGCCGAAGAAAAAAGCCAAACCCTTCTTTAAAGAAAGGAAGGAGTTTATTAAGCGGATGCTTAAGGGAGGCAAGTCAGAAAACTTGCAGTTGGATATGATGGTTGTAACCAAGATATTCGAATCTTTTGACAATAATTTGGATTTCTTAAACAATATCTCTCCTCCCTTTAAGCTTGATAAAAGTATAAAGTTCTTTTTAACAGGGGATGGCAAAAAATATCTCAACAAGAAAAAATTGGAGTTTGATTACATTCCTCCAGAGATTGAGAAAATAGTTGACTGCAACGAGAAGATAGGTAATGATATATCTACAAACAAAATAAAAACATTAAGACAATTTTTAAACAATGAGTAAAATAAAAACATCAGAGTTTGCTAAGGAATACCTTAAAGCAAACAAGGACTTGCATTATAACCTAACTGAAGACGTAGATGAATACGTTGTATCTAGCGGTTCAATGAATTTAGATTCATACTTGGGCGGAGGACTATCTTCTGGAGTGCATCGATTCGTTGGGGCTAACGAAGGAGGCAAAACCAATGAAGCTTTACAAGTAATGTACAACATGCTAAATACGGTTGAAAACTCAAAAGCTTTATTTGTAAAAGCAGAGGGGAGACTTTCTAAAGATGTTAGAAAGCGTTCTGGAATAACCTTTGTTACCGATCCAGATGAATGGGTTGTAGGAACATGTTTCGTTTTTGAAAGTAATGTTTTTGATGCTGTTTTTGATTTTCTTAGAGGCTTGCTAAAGAACAACCCAGACAAAGAAAGGCTTTGCGTTGTAATAGATAGTATGGATGGTCTCTTGCCCCAATCAGAACTTGAAAAAAGAACTAGTGACGCGGCAAAAGTTGCGGCTGGAGCTTTAATGACTTCGGATTTCCTCAAGAGAGTTAGTCTTGGTATGTGT